TCTTGCTTATGATTCTAAACACTATTGGAGAAGAGATGTCTTTCCACAATACAAAATGAATAGAAAAAAAGGTAGAGAAAAAGATAACTTTGATTGGGATAGTATATTTGGATTACTTAATTCTATCAAGTCAGAGTTCAAAGAGATACTACCATATAAGTTTCTAGAAGTATATGGTGCAGAGGCTGATGATATTATTGCAACTTTATGTAAAGAGCATCAAGACCAAAAGATTATGATTATCTCTGGTGATAAAGATTTCATACAATTACAAAAGTATGAAAACGTAAGTCAGTATAGTCCTATACTCAAGAAGATGGTAAATGGACATAATCCAGATACCTATATAAAAGAACATATATTAAAAGGTGATTCATCTGATGGAGTACCTAATGTCTTGTCCCCAGACCATACGTTTGTAGAAGGTCTACGACAAAGACCATTAAGTAAAAAGAAAATTGAAGCTTGGATAAAAAGTGAAACTGGAATGAGTGACGAAGTGAAAAGAAACTATCAAAGAAATCATAAGTTGATTAACTTAGATAACACACCAGAAGACTTGCAGAAGTCAATCCTAGACACATTCAATGAAGCTCCATGTGGAGATAGAAGTAAGATATTAACTTACTTCATAGAAAATAAATTAAAAGAACTAACAGATTCAATAGGAGATTTCTAATGGCTGGTTCAACATTATTATATTCAGAGATACTTGACAAGGTTCACAAGGCAAAGAACAAAGACCAGAAAGTATCTATACTGAAACAAAACGATTCAGAAGGTTTGCGTATGGTAATCAAATCCTCATTTGACCCAAAGATAGAATGGTCAATGCCTGAGGGTGAAGTTCCATTCAAACCAAATGATGTACCAATGGGAACAGAACATACTGTTCTTGCAATGGAAGCAAAGAAGTTGTGGCACTTTATTAAAGGTGCAGACAATCAAACACCTCAACATAAAAAAGAAACAATGTTTATACAGATGTTAGAGGGATTACACGAAAGTGAAGCAAAGTTGTTAGTTGCAGCTAAAGATAAAAGACTTCACCAAGTGTATAAAGGGTTATCACAACAGGTAGTCAAAGAAGCATTTGATTGGACTGATGACTACAAGAAAGATGACCAAAATGTATACCACGCAAACTCACGCAGTGCAAGTGGGGTTGCTGGTTAGGCCGATATAGCTCAGTTGGTAGAGCAACTGATTTGTAATCAGTGGGTCGGAGGTTCAAATCCTTCTATCGGCACCAATGGGGCCATAGCTCAGTTGGGAGAGCGCCTGCTTTGCAAGCAGGAGGTCGTGGGTTCGATTCCCTCTGGCTCCACCATTGTAACAAAACTGTAAAATTAGATTTTAATATAAATAACTGCGTATCGAATCAGATACAAACTTTCAATAAAATTATTAATAATAAAGGAGTAAATAAATGAAGTCATTACTTATAGCTCTCCTTACTGTGTTTGCATTGTCAGCACACGCTGGAGAAAATGACTGGACTAAATCTGAGCATAATTATAATCTTAAATATAAAGACTATGGTATTAATTTAAGACAGTATCATAGAGATGATTATAAACACGCTGAGTTTAAGTACAAGATTAAACCTGCTGGTCAAAAGGTAGAACTCGCATTAAGAATCGCAGAAGACACTGGTTCTTCAAGAGAGTATAGACCAAAATTAACACATAAATTATTCAAGTGGAATCCATTATCAACTGAAGATAGTAAAGGGCCTCTGTCTGTTTCTTTAGGACATAGAATTGAATACAGAAGTTACGAACTCGCATCTAAAGATGATTATTGGAGATATCGTTCTATTTCTAAATTAAAGTATAAGTTAGATAAGAACTATGCAATCTGGGCAAAAGCTCAACCTAGATGGATATTCCAAAAAGATGGTGAATCTAATGACTTCAAAATTGATGATATTAAAACTAATCTTGGTTTAGATATTAAATTAGACGGAGTAGTTACTTTTAGTCCGTATGTAGAAATGTTACTTAATGGTGCAGATGAGAATTATGCAAAGAAATCTCTAATGTTCGGCACTGCATTATCATTTAAATTCTAGGAGTAAAAATGAGAAATTTAATTCTTACAGTTTTGTTTGTTACTGTTCTTATTGGTTCAGTAACTAGATGTGCAGTTGCTCGTGACCAAATAAACATTGTTGGCTCTTCAACTGTATATCCATTTGCAACAGTTGTTGCAGAAACCTATGGTAAAAGGACTGGTATGAAAGTACCAAAGATTGAGTCAACTGGCTCTGGTGGTGGAATGAAGTTGTTCTGTAAAGGTTTAGGAACTCAACACCCTGATATTACAAATGCTTCAAGAAGAATAAAGAAGGGAGAGTTTATCAAGTGTCAAGATAAAGGTATTGACTTAATAGAAGTTAAAGTTGGTTATGACGGTATTGTAATCGCAAACTCTAAAAAATCTCCTGTGTTAAATCTTACAAAGAAACATATATTTTTAGCACTAGGAAAACAAGTACCAGAAGGTAATAAAGAGGGTGGTAAATTGATAGACAATCCTAATAAGAAATGGAGTGATGTTGACCCAAGTTTACCAGACACGAAGATAGAAGTGTTAGGCCCACCACCTACCTCTGGAACAAGAGATGCGTTTCAAGAACTTGCAATCGAAGGTGGTTGTAAACAATTTCCAAATTTAAAAGCAATTAAAAAACAAGATAAGAAAAAATATAAAGCAATATGTAGAGCAGTAAGAGAAGATGGTCATTTCATAGAAGCTGGTGAAAATGATAATCTAATCGTGCAAAAATTAGTAGAGAATGAAAATGCATTTGGTGTATTTGGTTTTTCATTCTTAATAGAAAATGTAGAAAAGATACAAGGTTCACTTGTTGATGGTGTAGAACCTACAATGGAAAACATTGCAGATAAAAGTTATGGTGTTTCAAGACCATTGTATTTCTATATCAAACAAGCTCATGTTGATGTAATTCCAGGCATAAGAGAATTTGTCAAGGAGTTCACATCTGAAGATACATGGGGTAATGGTGGATATCTAGAAGAAAGAGGAATGATACCAATGCCTGATGAAGAAAGAATTAAATTTTCAAATGACGCAAATAATATGAACATACTAGAAAAAAGATAATATAAAGGTGGAGGTTTCCTATATCTACTATTGACAAGACCAATACAAGTATGGTATATATAATAGATAAATCGTTGAAGTGGAACGAAGATAGGCAGGACGAGGGTGCAATTCCCTCCACCTCCACCAACTCTATATAACTCCGACTTAGGGGGTGAATTAGGGTCGACTGGTATTGTAGTAAAACGGAGATTTATAGGTTGAACGCTTCATAGTTCAAAAAAGTAAATGCAAACGATAATTTTGCATCTCAAGAATACGCCTTAGCTGCGTAGTTCTGATAGGGTTTCGGTGAGTTCCTAGTAACAGAATACTCACCAACTTTAAAGGAGAAAAAGTATGTGGAAGACACCTACAATAAAAGAAGTTGCAGTTGGTTTAGAAATCAATTGTTACGCTTGTGCTGAAATATAAGCACTGACTATTGTGGGGGTTCTATACCCCCACACATATAATGGAGATATAATGGATTTACAAACACCCAAAGTCTTTTCACTTGAGATAGAAAAGATTGCAAAAGAAAAAGATATTACACATATGGACGCAGTCTTACTATTCTGTAAAGACAATAATATAGAACCAGAGAAAGTATCAAGTCTTATCACCAAAGGTCTAAAAGAAAAGATTGAGGCGAATGCAAGAGAGTTGAACTTTTTACCAAAACTTGCGAGGTTACCAATATGAGTCAATATTTAGCAACTGTAATAAAAATGTTTATAGTTTTTCTGTCACTAATCTTATTAACATTTTGCATAGGAAGTGCATACGCAAAAACAATAAAGATAGGAGTCGAGGGAATGGTCTGTGACTTCTGTGCTCAATCTATAGAGAAAGTATTTTTAAAACAGCCTGGTGTAGAAAAGGTTGATGTTAATCTTGAGGTAGGAAAAGTTACAGTCAAGATGGCTGATGTATTTAAAGATGACGAAGATGGTATATCTGATGAAAGGATTAAACAGTTATTTTTAGATGCTGGATATGATGTATCAAGAATTGAAAGGGATTGATATGAGATATGAATTGAAAGTTCCTGCTGGAACATACAAACATAATAATTTATTTTTACTATTTTTTAAAGTGATTACACACAGACTAGGTCATTTAATTAAAGATGGTAAATATATGGACTGATGCAAGCTGTTGATGTTTATTTGATGTATTGTGCGTTGAAAGCACACTTTGGAAAAGGTGATTATGATTTTGTGAAGTATGGTGGTAAATCATCTGCAACAAAAGACTCCTTCTGGAAAAGAACAGACAGATTGTTCTTTGTCAAAACTCAAAGAAAATACAAAAAGAAACAAGTCATACAAGATTACCTTGTGTCTAATTTTGTGCGTAACACAAAAGGCTGGTTGGGTGATTTTAATGATGAGAATTATATTGAATGGAAAAAGAGAACACAGAGTATGAGTTATAATTTTAGACAAGAGTTAGAAAAAATGGGTAAGGCAAATATTCTTGGTATCCAAGATGGACAACACCCACTACTATTGAAAGAGTATCTAGGTAAAAGAGTGTCAATAGAAACTTTAGTTATTTTAGACGACATAAGTAAGTTTACAAAAAAATGGGATAAAGAATTAAAGAATGATGTTGTATGGCCTAAAGTAAAAAAACTTATAAAAGATTACAAAAAATTCTTGACATACGACAAGAAGAAGTGTACATTAATACTTAATAGTTTTATTAACCAATTTTATTCGTGAGGTAAAATATGTCAAAAAGAAGTGAAGGGTTTTTCGAATACAAATGCGAAAAACAAAAAGACCGAATCAAACAACTCGAAAGAGAGTGTGCAGATTTACAAGTGAAGAATCAAGAACTTGCAGAGAGATGTAA